ATTTCACATGTGAAATGTAAGATAGTTTCCTTGCTCATCGCAATGCCTTTGCCGGAGTCAGAAGGTTCCATCACTTAGCTTCCCCAGATATTATCATCATGCATCGCGTGAGTACCATCTTGGCTACGATAAAGGTCTCGATGTGTTGGTTTGTTTGCATTCTTAAACGTGTAGTTGGTGAAGAACGCACCCATTGCTAAAAGCACGATATGACCGATGATCCAGTACGGAAACAACATCCACCAGCCAAACATAGCGCAGAAAATAAAACTCCACATCATGGCCAGAACAGTCATGATCTGATATCTAGGCACTGGCGGCAATGATGCCAGTGGATTCTTTTCTGGATCCATCACAGGATCCCATATCTTTTTCTTAATCATGCTACGCTCCATTCATATTCATCTTGAGTAGTCACCCACTCCAGGCCGTCATACTCTTCGATACGGTACAGGGTGCCTGCAGGAAGCTCACGGATGTCAAGATATGCGTGACGTCCGTTAGCACCTTCACCCAATTCCTCTACAACCTGTACTAAGATAGGATCAGCGCGATGTACTTCATCATCCCACCAATGCTCTGGACGTGGCTCACCTTTAATTTCCCAGTATCGTTCCTTTGCCTTTTTAGATAATCCAAACCCACCATAGCAGGTATTATATACTATCTTGGTCATCATAGTAATATCTTTTCCTCAAAAAAAAGATCGCGAAACGAAAGAATTGCTTTCAAAGTTACTTCTCTATTAATTTTAAGAGGGGGGTTGCCTTGGGTTGCTATACCAAACTGTCTTCCACGTTCATATATCCATTGTTCTTGTCGTGTATAAGTATCATATTTTTTATTAAAAGAAAAACCACCAATTGCTTCTTTATAGCCAAGATTAAAATAACGGTGGTGCATTTGGTCCCACAAGGACGAATTTTTTGTTTCTACTTGTTGTGGTCTTGACATGTATCATATTCCTTTATGTTTAATAAGAATATTATAATATTTTTTTAACAAAATGTCAAATGACATTTTACCACTCGTACTTGTCTTCTTCATCACCAACAGGCCATGAAAGTTCATCCATGTAATCTAGGAAATCTTCATGCACCATGAAGTATGCGACTGCACGGCGAAACGACTTGATCAGCTTGCGATGCTCCTTACGAGTATCACACACATTTATCTTGTTGATATAATCACTGATGTTTTGCTCGAGAACACGCTGAAGTTCCTGCAATACGATAGCATCAACCTGCTCTGATTCCAATTCAATATTGACTTTCATTTTAGTTTCCTTTTTTCATCGATTAATTTCCAAAGAGCTTGTATCTCAGCGATATCTTTTTTACCCTTGACTCTGGCGCGCCAGATTCGGCGCACCAGTTCCAGTATCTTCTCAATCCCAGGAGATCGATCTATCATGTTATTACAATACGGGTTTCGTCTGAGAATGTCAAGCGCTCATACCAAGGTCTTGAACATTTCTTTTCGACCGCCCGGACCCAGCTGGATATCAAAGATAGTAGCAACTCTCTGAAGCATAGCACAGGCCATCATCAGCACTTCTTTCTCATCATCACACATCATGATCTGTTGATCTACTGGTTTCATCAACTCATTCATCCGGTCGTTGATCTTCTTCTTATCATGTGCTTTCATGATTTATGCCGCATCAGCCATTTCGACTGCCTTCTCTAATGCGTGTACCTTACGCTGACGATTGGAACCATACCAGGCCGACTGTAGACGTGTCTCTGGGCTATGACCCAGGAGATGATCGACTGTATAAGTTACAGCATTGAATGCCTGCCAAAACGTACCTTCTCCAAACTCTGCACCTGGCTGAGTCTCAAGAACCTCAAATGCCTGCTGAGCAGGACGTGAAAGGATCTTGGTATCCTTTGCCTTGGTGGACAATGCCGGGAACACCGACTGTAGATATTCCGTCAGCGACTCACCTGTAAAGTTCTTGGTCGAGAGGTGCTCAGCAACTTCCTTGTACGTGTTCATCTTGGTCGATGCTACACCCAGCGTACGTTTTACTAGTTCACCATCAAAGCTCCGACGATGGTTAAGACGTACAAAGAGGTCACTAGAAGTACCCAGAGAAAGAGTAAGAGTATTATTACATACGACACGAATCGGAGTAAACCGGATATCAATGCACTTCCCATACTCATGAGGATTGCTAAACAAAAGATAACTATCAACACGATCACCTCCCAGAATCTCAAACGAGTCCTTTACCTTGGCCAAGGCCCACACATTCTTGCCTTCCTTGAGGGAACCAGCAGTATGCATCTCCATATCGCCAGCATCTACAAAGTCCTTGAAGAACTCGAATGCTGTATGATTCTGTACTGGATTCCAATCTTCTGAGATGTTGGAAAGGATCTTGTTGTCAGAAGAACGTACCAGTGCACTCTGTCCCGTAGGAACAAGCTGCTCGCCGATACGAACAAACGCCGGGATCTTGTCCACAGTCCAATCAAGTCCTGCCTTTACGAGCATCTGATCTGGTGTCAGATCATTGAGGACTGGAACACCCAGACCGTGCCAAGGAGTCTCACCAGCGTATGCCATAGTCTCTACCAAATGTGCCATCTTGTATTTCCTTTATGTGTGTTTCTATTATCTGATATTACGGTGTTTTAATAAAAAAGTCAATCTTTATTTTACATGCTCCAATAAGCTTCCATTGCAGGATTGCAGATGTAAGGAGTAGAAGCCAGGATCTCAATCTGCTTGCCAGTCATCAAGTTCGTCACGATCTTGGTACGCTTGGACTCAACAAACACCTTGCGGTAGTTGCGGATCTGCATCTTGGCTGTGGCCAACTTCTTACCCATCTTGTGGGTTAATTCTGACAGGATCTCCAGATCTGTCTCGCCACGGTTCATGGCTGACAGGATGAAGTTCTTGATTGCATATTTCTTGGAGCGTATCATTTTCGTTTCCTTTGTTTCTCTATAATACCAATATACGATGTTTCTATAAAAATGTCAACCGGTATTTTTATTTTATTTTAATAATTCCAACCTTCAAAGTACCGGACGTCGGCTGCGGTGGTATAGGGATCCTCTGCCGTAATTTTAGCCACCAGTGTCTCTTTAAGACCCTCGATCTTGGTCAAGATCGCATTGGCGAGACCGTATGCATCACCGTCCATGGCCTTGCTGTAGCTGTTCTCGAGGAAGTCTAGAGCAGACCGGATCTGCTCGATGCTGAGGTAGTTGTACATGCTGTTTTCCTTTGTTTTCATCATATTATTAATATACGATAAAACTTAGAAAATGTCAACTGCTTTTATTAAAAAAATAAAATTAATTTGAGTGTTTTTTCATCGTGCCGTCAGGGGACACATGATACGCATGGAAACGAGTGTTGGGATACTCGCGCTTCAATCCGAGGAAAGCATCAAGGTTTTCCTTGGAGTCGTCATACATCCTGACATGCGAATAGGGGTGTTTATCCATGTGCTGTCTGATATAGACCAGCTTCTTCTGAGCAGCATCTCCGCCCGGAATGTTTCCTGCTCTATGCACATGAATCTTATCCATGTGTTTGATACCGTGAGAGCTAAGAGTCTTTAAGAACTTGTCTTTATTATCGAGGTCTGCTCTTGCGGTATTGATAATAACCTTGTTATCGGGGTTTTTCTTTGTCGTACTCTGAGCAGCGTTGATCGTACGAATCATCTTATGAATAGGTTTAGATTTACTGAATACAGCAGAACTCCTAAATTCACCATAATCATAGTGATGATCAGGATGCAATTTGTGTGTATTAAACTCTGCCGGAGTTAATGCCTTAACGATATTTCCTGCTTTGTCCCTGACATGGATCTTGGCATCGGAATGCACCAATGTGTCGTCCACATCAAAGACATGAAGAGCGGAGTTTTCTGTTATGTATTCCCTGAATGATATCATGTTGATATTTATCAGTTACACATCGTCTGATACTGCTGAACCCACTGATAACCATTCCAATAGCTACCCATGAATATGTTCTGACACATTGGTTGATATCTAGGTTGATGATAATACTGCTGCTGATTCATAAGCATGCCGCCAATGATCAGTCCACCTACGATACCACCAAATACTGCACCATTGTTGTTATTATGGCGATATTGTTGGTGCTGATGGTGATACTGATGGTTATGGTTGCGTTGACCTGCTTCTGCTGACATAGTGCTTGCAATCAGTGCAGCTGCAATTGCTAACTTACGCATTGTAGTTCTCCATTTTTACTGCTTTCCAGTGATTTTTTTTAACGTCCATTGTGATTATATATGCACTTTTAATGCGTTTGGCTTCGCTTTCACCGGAAGTGCGTGTCCATCCTTCGTGCTTGTATATTTTCTTTTTGAGATCAACCATTGTTTTTGCAGTGATCATTGTAGTTCTCCAGACGTTTACGGTCATAGGAACCGCTACCTTTTTTAGCTACAACAATCCGCTGGTGATATTTACGATCTGCCAGTGCCTTTGCCGATGCTGATTTGTGTGCCGTTGTTTTCATCATATTATTAATATACGATATTATAATAAAAATGTCAACCAGTTTTTATAAAAAAATTACTTGGATATCTGAGTGAGATTATTTATGAAGATCTCAGTGCAGGCACGCCAATCCCAGCGAGATGCAGTAGCTGCTACATCTGCACGATCACAGACGAGCGCCTTGCTAATAGCAGAAGCAAGATCATCGTCCATGCTACCATTCACACCCTCTTGTATCACGTCTACAGGACCTGTCACCGGATAAGCTGCGATAGGTGTGCCTGAACTGATTGACTCTAACATCACCACGCCAAAAGTGTCTGACTTGCTCGGAAAGACAAAGACATCAGCATTGGCGTAATAATCTGCCAGGCTCTCGCCGTGTTTGAATCCCGCGTAGATCACATCAGGATATTTGCGTTTGAGATCATCCAGATAAGGACCGTCACCTACCAGCATCTTGGTGCCAGGCAAGTCAAGCCCGCAAAAATCGTCTAGGCCCTTTTCTTTGCTAGCCCTGCTGACACAAAGCATGATTGGTTTGGTCGCTTGTGTATGCTTCCTCCTATCAGGATTAAATAATTTTCTGTCTACCCCTCGATTCCATACAGCTAACTTATTAAAATCTCGTGATTCTAGCTCTCTTTTCATCGTATCTGATGTGACTAACACCCTGGTGCTGAATTTATGAAACCATCTGATCAACCAATACCCCCAATCAATCGGGAGGTTAAAATATTGATTCAGATACTCTGGAAATTTTGTATGATAGCTAGTGTTATGTGGTATGTCTAACCTGTCGATCTTGCAATACCATCTGGCAGCAAATCCTAGCGGACCTTCAGTCGCGATATGCACCGCATCTGGATCAAACTCTTTGATCATTGATCCGACATTCCATATGTTCCACGCCAACCTGACTTCAGGGTATCCGGGTGCAGGAAATGTCTTAAACTGGCTGGGTTCGATGATCTGCACTTCATGACCCATATCAATCAGATGCTTTACAGTATTACGAAGCGTAGTCACGACCCCATTAACATTATCCCAGGTATCAGTCACTAAAGTTATCTTCATGGTTTAACCCAGCGTATGATTTCCCATCTCCCATCAGCATGTTCGATCAAAGCTGTACAGCTTTCAACCCAATCGCCGCAGTTCATATAGGTCAGCCCATTTATATCACGTATATTTGCATGATGAATATGACCACAAATAATACCAGAAGCACTTTTCGATTTTGCATAATTTAATAGATTCTCTTCATAATCTGATATAAAATTGACAGCCTTCTTTACCTTGTATTTTGCCCAGGCGCTGAGCGACCAATAAGGTAGCTTGAGGATATTTCGGATCTTAGCAACTGCGGTATTAAGCATTATAGAAACATCATATGCCCATACACCCAGATGGCTCAACCATTTCATCTTATTGACGATAGCATCAAACTGATCGCCATGGAGGACAAGCATCTTCTTGCCATCAGCAGCTGTATGGATTGCAGTATCCTCTATGATGATATTACCAAACATCTGAGGAATGAATACCCTGAGGAACTCGTCATGATTGCCAGCGATATAATAGATCTTGGTCCCTTTGCGACCTTTACGCAGGATCTTCTGTATCACATCATTATGCGACTGAGGCCAAAAAAAATTCTTGCTGAGAGCCCAACCATCGATCAGGTCCCCAACAAGATATAAGTTATCGCATTCAAATGTTTTTAAAAAATCTAATAGCAGCTCTGCCTGGCACATCTTAGTTCCAAGATGGACGTCAGATATGAACACCGAACGATAGTGCTGCATCTTAGTAACGATTGCCTATCGTGTATTTCGTAACAAGATTCCACTTGTCTTTCTCTTTAAATGGAATGATTTTAATCTGATTTAGAGGAGCTTCTGGTGCTTCTGTTTTATCTAAATCTACTTGTTCTATCAGATCCCATTCATCTAGCAAATTAACGATTCTATTGCGTCTTGCTATGTCACCTTCTGAAAAATCAGCATGCTTGCCGTCTATAAGGAACAATTCTTTAAAATGAACGATATAATATTTGCCTTGTTTATGCAAGATATGGCACGACTGATATAGAGTACTATCTTTTTTAGATGCCAGTCCTATACGAGAAAGAGTCTCTTTTACCTTTAAAAAATCTTCTGGATTTTTAAGGCTCACCTCCACTAATTGATTTAGATTGAACATTATTACCACCTTTTATTATTCTTATTTTTATAAGGTCTAATTGTTCTTTAGATAGAAGTTTTCCTATCTCGAGAGCTCTTAGGTAATTCACAGAATAATATTCTTGTATGATATTGATATCTTCTTCTTCTTGACGCTTGTATTTAATATCAGAATATCTATTTCCGTGACGTATACTATTTAGATAATAGTCGTTTTTAAGAATATTATCCAAGGATGGTAACATATTAATCTCATTCGCATATTTAATCGTGTCAGTAAAGAAAGACATGTTTCTATTGGTAAGAAAAGAGTTATAATCTTTCTCTGCCAGTGTGGGATTATCAGATTCTCTTATAAGATCTTTTTTAGCTTTGGAATTAATGGCTTTTATAAAATCAAATGGCTTCACGGAAGAAACTCAAGTTCTATTATAACTTCAGTTAAAAACGCAGCTAAATTGACTTCTTGATCTGCTACAAATGCCGATTGATACTGATACTTACCAATGAGAAGAACCAAATGAGGAATCGACTGTGGTTTAAGATAAGCGTATGCCTGATCATAAAACTTACGGAATACCGCAGAGTAATCTGAATCTGCACTCTCAGCCACCCAACGTCTCATTTCTTTAAAGTTCTTGCTCTTGACCAAATCAACAAGAGC